TTGGACCTTGGACTTGGAGTTTTACAACTCCAGAAACAGACCCACAAACGGGACAACCGACTGGCGGATCAACAACTGAGAACTTTAGCGACTCTACCAACATTACTGCGATTGAAGCAGAACCCTGGGTGGGCGGTGCGCCACCAAATGAATGTTGGGACACCTATGTTCGCGGTGTTACTGCCTCAGACGGTCCATTGGACGTTTTCTGCGGATGGGATGCCAATGGTCAACCCATCGCGGGTACTACATATGATCAGGTACCCGAACTCATGAGTATTTGCGCTGCTCTTGAGAATGTCAACGACGTTTCTATCGCAGTGCAACCAGGCAGAATGCAGGGTGGCACCCCAAGTATGGTTTTAGGACCATATGTCGGTCAAATGAAAGTACGAAACTACTTGACAGGTGCCACCATTGTTTATGCGAAAGCAGTTCAGTATTTAAGCAACCCCTACTTTAGTGAATGTGACGTTGACATCAGAAACGTTATCGGAGATGGGTTCTAATGGCATATGGATTTCTAAAACCTGTTGCAGCGCATAATGCACTGCCTTGTAGTGGTCACGGACTGTGCTTGCCACCTACCGTTCACTCGGTTCAGGGTTGTAGTAGTCCGCCAATCCCATATACGATCAAAGTAAAAGATCTTACATGCTGGTGGCCACCATATCCGCTTGTACCACTGACTGCTCTCAACCCTTTGAGGGCACTTGTACTTGTACACTTCCTTCCAATCTATTTGCTAGGGGATACGTTCACTCCCCACTGGAGTGCATGTACGAACATTGTTATATACATGTGCCCCTGCGGTCCTAACATCTGTCCGTTTCCAACACCGATCCCATGTTCGATCTTGACGATTGAAGATGCGGGTGGTGTAGGTCACCCCAGAGTTTTGTTCACAACTACACTCACGGTCTTTGCATTAAAACTGCCAGTTGGCAGAATGCTGGATCCTCTGGGGCTTGGTTTCCCTGGTTGGTCGTATCCGTGTAGTTCTGTTGTTGCATGGGGATCTGCTACGGTCTGGTCCGCCTGATTGTGCTATAATATCAACGTCCACCACACGACACACACTATGCCTGCTAAAGCGAAAGTTGGTTCTTCCCGTATTGTCTTTCAGCCTGGTCCTCCGAAAATGACTCGGCAGGGTCGTGGCGTTAACACCAAACTCTCTGCAACCTCTCGTAATGGTCGCAAGAAGCGTTATCGCGGTCAAGGTCGATGAAAGTTAAAACTACGCCCCAGTTGGTCGAAGAGTCCAACTGGGGTCTTTTTCGGGCTACCATGAATCTACCTGCTGCCGCTGATCATTGCGGTATGTCACAAAGAGAGATGAAAATGACATTTCGTGAGTTCCTTAAATATCATATGGTGGACTACGAATACACCACACAACTGTTTCTGAATCTGTAACCATGTATAGCGCACTAGACAAGACTTTGCATTTTATCTCCCAAGATAAGGAGATGTCGCTGATTCAGTCGATCATCCACAAAGTCATGGTGCGTAAACCAAACTGGCATCCTCGTGATACGCTATTCATTTGTGTCTCACCAGACTATTCAGGAATCATTGCTCAACACATGGCACACTCGTTGACTGTTGACGGTGAGATTTACCATATCGAATCCGTCAACGTGCCATTTCCCGATGAATCGAAAGTCGAATACGAACTAGACTTTCTGGAAGCTTTCCATAGATGGAAAGATCGGTTTAACAAGTTTGTATTGATTGAAGCGGGTGTTATCCGAGGTGGTAACTATACTTGGATCACCCGTGCCATGCGTAGACTCACTACGAAAGAGATTTACACTGTAGCGATGTGTGAAAATATTCACAGTAAGTTCAAGAGTGATTTTGTTGGCGAATATTACAACGATGATGAGCAAGACTTGCACTTCTGGTGGGAGAGACCAAATAACCACTGGGACTGGAGAGATAAATAACTTTAAGCGATAGCAACCGCTTAAAAAGTTCTGTTGATCCTTAAGCAAGAGAGACAGATGGCTAACAATCCAATCCCAGATAATGTACCTGAAATGATGCAACACGATTTCGGGACAACGGTTCTAATCACTGACCCGAAAGCTGATAAATATCTGAAGTTAGCACACAACAACGATCCTCCCCAAGATCGTCTTTCAAAATGGTGTGGTGGTAAAAATGGGTTCGATGATTACGTTGAACGCTTCTAATGCCCGCATATAGATTTAGATCTGAAAAGTTCCTTAGTAGAGGGTATAAAGACCTTGCGGTTTCGTTCAAGGCAAATCCCAATACTAAGGATTTTAGTGTGGTTAAAAATGAGAACGCTATCAAGCAATCCATCAGAAACCTGATGCTCACTACGTTTGGTGAGCGTCCTTTTCAACCAGGCATCGGTTCTAGAATCAAAAACCTTCTCTTTGAACCGTTTGACGTGTTCTTGGCAGAAGAAATGAAAACGGAGATTAGAAATACCGTAGAAAGACTTGAACCAAGAGTTGAACTGAAAAACGTATTCATTCGTGAAAACCCTGATGGTCAGGAACTCAACGTAACTATTGAGTATGTGATTATTGGACAAACATTACTTCAAACTGTAGATTTCCTCCTAGAGGTCGCATAACATGCCAGCCGTACCCTCTCAACTTACATCCCTTGATTTCTTTGAGATCAAGGAATCGATCAAGTCGTATCTCAGAACTCGGGATGAGTTTAGCGATTATGACTTTGAGGGCTCGTCTGCCTCTTACTTGATTGATATTTTAGCATACAACACATACTACTCCGCGTTCAACGCCAATATGGCACTGAACGAGACCTTCTTGGAGTCGGCAACTGTTAGAGATAACATTGTTCGTGTTGCTAAGCAACTCAACTATACACCAAGATCGATCAAAGCAGCGAAGGCTTGTGTACGCATCAATATACAGACCTCTGCAGTTGGTTCTTCTTCCAACTTCCCCGAAACTGTAACCCTCCGTAAGGGTGATGTTTTTGTTTCTAGGAACCTGACCGATACTTTCATCTTTGCTGTTAGAAGCAATGTTCAAGTTTCGGTTGATCCCCAAACTGGACTTGCTGAGTTTAGCAAAATCATCTTCTATCAAGGTAACTTGCTCAACTTCGAGTATACCGTTGATGATACCAGAGATCAAGACTTCGTTGTTCCTTCCGAGAACGTCGATACAGAACTTCTGAGAGTCTTTGTGCGTCCTAACGTACAATCCCAAGAAACTGACGAATATACTCCCGTCAGAAACTCGGTTAACCTCAACGGAAACAGTCGTGCATTCTTCCTTGAGGAGACTGATGACCTCAGATACAAAGTTGTGTTCGGAGATGGCGTCCTGGGGCGTAAACTGCTCAATGGTGAGGTTATTAACATTGAGTATATCCGCACTGCAGGTCCAGAAGCGAACGGATGTACAGATTTCTCCTTCACTGGTCTGATTGTTGACTCTGAGGGTCGTCCGATTCCTCCCCAGAACATCATCATCACGACTATTGACGCTGCAACTGACGCTGAGGTCCGCGAATCGCCCCTGAGCATCAAGTTCAACGCTCCTAGAGCGTATGCAACTCAAAATCGTGCTGTAACCGAGTCGGACTACGAGTACATCACCAAAACGATCTACCCACAAGCCGCTTCGGTCACTGCATATGGTGGAGAGAAGCTGAATCCGCCGATTTACGGAAAAGTCTACATTGCTATCCGTTCAAAATCGGGCACAAAACTTAATGCCACAACAAAAGCACAGATTAGGAACAATCTGCTGCCTTATGCAATGGCATCCATCGAACCTGTGATCACTGACCCGACTTCTTTCTTTGTCGTGCCGAAATCTTGGGTTTATTACGATGGAAACTGCACTACAAAGAGTTCTGCAGAACTTCAGACAGACCTTCTTCGTAGTATTGACAAATATAACGCTGCTGGACAGTCAAACCGCTTCGGTGGTCGTATCGAAGGTTCAAAATACAGTTCGATGCTCGATGCAACTAATCCTTGCGTCTCTGGTAGTGTTACTCAACTGTCTCTGGGTCAAAATCTAGAAAACTTTGCTTTCGGTACTGTGTTTACCGAGTGTTTGGATTTTGGCAACCCGATTCATAACCCAAATGACCTGACAGGCAACGATGGTGATGGCAATAGATGTGCTCCTGTCTTCTCATCGGTCAAGTCGGGTGTATTCTACGCTACAGGTTACACAGCAAACCTTGTAGACCTGATTGCTGGTGGAATCAGCACCACTCAGGTAGCGAATACCCTTGTTGCTGTTGATCAGGAAACCCTCGTTCCCGTAAACATCAGAGATGACGGTAGAGGGTCGCTGATGCTCGTTACAACAAGGAACGAGAAAGAACTCATTCTTAATAATAACGTTGGCACTGTGGATTACTCCTCAGGTATCGTTTGTGTTGGACCTATTGCTATTGCAGGTACACCAGACGGTACAGAACGCCTTCCTGTGTCGGTTAACCCCTATTCGTCATCTATCGTCATTCCCCCTGGCGTGGATCCTGCGATCTTTAATCCTGGTGTTTTTCCCATCGATTACAACACCAATAATAACGTGACATCGCCCTTCGATCCTAATAACTTTGACTCCTGGAACTATGGAGCGACCGACATAAATATCATTGATTATCCCACGGATACGTTTGTGTATCCCGAGTTCGAGTCTTGTTTCTAAGATAAATGCAAAAGAACATCAACGTATCTGACAGAGTTGCTTATCAGGTACCTGATTTTATCAGGGAAGAGGATCAGCAGTTCGTAAACTTCCTGTTTGAATATTACAAATCACAGGAAAAGACAGGTAGGCCATTCGATATCCTGAATAACGTCAACCTGTACCTCGACGTTGATTCATATTCACAGAGAACCCTCTCTGCTGGCACTACTCTACTAAAAGATATCGGGTTTGTCGAAGACCTGATCGAAGTCGAGTCCATCGATGGATTTATCGAGCAGAACGGTAGTGTTCTGATTGATAATGAAGTTATCTACTACGAATCACTGACTAGAGGTCCTGATGCGATTCTGACCCCTGGTATTTCGACTGAAGAGTTCAAGAAGAAAGAACAACTTCTGGAATCTCCTTTCCAATACTTCGATGGCGTTCAAAATACCTTCAATCTGAGATTCCTGGGTGAACCGATTCAACCTGTCTCGGCAGATCACCTTGTTGTGCGTGTATATGGCGTAGCACAAATCCCTGGTGAGGATTATTACGTTGAAGGCGACAAGATTCGCCTTGCAACTCCCCCTAGAGCAAGACTTGGTACAGATGATCCCAACACAACCTCCATCATCTACATGGTTGGTTTTGCGGACATCATTATCGACACTCTGGATGAAAATCCGATTAAAGATGGTTCTAAAACTCACCCTCTTCGTTCTGGTACTCAGTTCTACACTCCCGTATCAGAAGTTGGTCTGATCGTCAATAGGAATGGTATCTTCCAAAGACCATACATTGACTATGTGATCTATCAGACTTCCAATGATGGCACATATATTGAGTTCCGTGGTCTGCAACTGTCTTCTAGTGAAAGACTGACTATTCGTTCGATTGAGTATATCTCTCCCAACGTTGGTTCTGGTGCACAGATTGTTTCCGCTGTTAATGAAGAAGGAAACTTGATCGATCTGCTGGTCAAGAACGGTGGTAGTGGTTATCGTCTTGAGTTTGCTCCAAAAGTCACGATTACTCCTTCTGACCTTGGTGGTGTTGGTGCAACTGCTCGTAGTTTGATCGGTGGTGCTAAAAATATCAACCTCATCGGTGGTGGACAGGGTTATACATCTTACAACCCCCCGCTGATCGAGATTGCACCTCCTACAGATCCGTTTGGTACTCAAGCAACAGCAGAACTGGTTATTGACGATGCAACTGGTCAAGTAAGTTCCCTTAAAATCACAAACTCTGGTTCTGGTTACGATTTTATCCCTGCGGTTACTTTCAAAAACCCCACTGGTGCAGTTATTACCGATCCCGAGATCGATAGCGAAGGTCGTTTGATTACTGATACCATTCAGGTAACTGCTGGTGGTTTTGGATATTCCAACCCTCCTTTGGTTTATATCGATCAAGCTCCTGTGGACGGTATTGACGCCCAAGCGGTCTCTGTATTGAACCCTGAGGGTACTTTGGTCCAAGTGGTGATCACAAACCGTGGTAGAGGGTATACAACCGTTCCTAGAGCACGCATCATCCAACCTGTTGGTGCTCAGGTGTTGGGTGTTACTGTTGCTTCTGGTTCGGTTACCGATATTCAACTCTTGACTGGCGGTAAGGGTTATGTTGACCCCCCGTCTGTATACATTGTTGACGACCGCAAAGATGCCGCTGGTCTGCCGATCGGTGGTAGAGGTGCAACTGCAGTTGCAACTATCTTTAACGGTGAGATCACTGACATTAGTATCACCAACTTTGGTGAAGGATACGATACCAACTTCCCTCCAAAAATCTACATTGCTGAACCTTCTGCTGCTAGAGCATCGGTAGATATTGGTTTCGATGAGGTTACTGGATTTGAAATCAACACATCTGGCAACGGTTACAAACCGTCTGCTCTGGTGGGCTGTGTGCGTGGCACCAGCGGAACAATCACCTATGATAACGTAGGAAACCAAATCTTTGCAACAGAAGGACAACTCAGACTCAGCAATCACGTTGCTGGTGCGACTGTTACGTCTCTTGATACATTATTCCTGCGTCAGATCTTCGATAAGATCCGTCGTCAATACCTGCCAACCATTCAACTCGATTACACAAAGGTAAACCCTGTTCAGGTTATCAAGCGTATTCGAGATTTCTATGTATCTAAGGGTACCAAGACTGCAACCCAGTTCTTGTTCAAAGTTCTCTTTGGTGAAGAGATCGATGTCTATTATCCTCGCGATGAAGTCATTTCTCCCTCTGCTGCTACTTGGGTTGTTGACACAATCCTCCGTGCAACCCTTATTGAAGGTAATCCCAACGATCTGATCAACGGTGAGCTGGTACAGATTCCTGATGAGGTTGATATCAACGTAACTTCCGCCTCTGCACTGATCGAGAACGTTATTTCGATCATTAAGGGTACTGACACCATTTATGAACTGTCTATCTCTGAAGAAACCCTGCAGGGCACGTTTATCATCCCATACAAGACGAAACTTGTTGAGTTCCTGAGCACAACCGATCAGATCATTACAGTTGACTCTACGATTGGTTGGCCAGCAAGAAACGGTACCATTCGTATCAACGACGAAGAGATTGTTCAATACAAAGAGCGTTCTCTGAACCAGTTCATCGAATGTACTCGTTCCAAGAACGGTGTTGTAGAGGATTGGGATCCTGGCACCGTTGTATATTCTGATATCTACGTTTACGTCAACTATGGCACTGCTCAGCAGTGCAAACTGCGTATTCTGGGTATTGCTGAGGCAGGAAGCACAACTCTTGATGATACTGGTTCCTACTATCTTGAAGGCGACAAACTGACTGTTGCATCTCTTGGTGCTACCGATCAGGACGAAAAACTGTCTTCTTGGTTGTATAACGTCAAAAAACTTATCGCTGTTGATACTGTAACTCCTGGTGGTCAGAATAATCAGACCGCAACCATTGTTACATCTAATCCTCACGGTCTTCTGGTGGAAGATAACGTGACAGTGTATGGTGCAAACCCAACTGTCTATAACGGCACCTTCCAAGTCACAGCACGTCTTGACGAGTATACGTTCTCTTATCAGATGCTTGCTCCTACAAATATTGTTCCTCAGGGCAATATTCTGTTGTCGGTTGACCTAAACCGTGGTAAGTCTGACGTTACTGCGATCAATACTGCGATTACACCGTTTACCAGCAACATCCAAAACTCGTTCTTTAATGCACAGTATGTTTATGCTGCTGCAACGGGTCTTCCAAACTACAAGATTGGTCCTTTCATTGGAACAGCACTTATCCCTGGCAACCAGCGTAAACTGCTGCGTTTCCCCAGAAAGGTAACTACGGTTTCTAAGCGTGAAACTATCAAGTCGAATAGTGCCGTTGGTGCATGGGTCAATGGTGTTTCGGTATGGTCCTATAAGTCCTCTGAGTTCCTTCGATATGGTCCTCTGACGGGCATTAACATCACTAATGGTGGTAAAGGGTACGATGCAGGCAATAAACCTCAACTGGAGATCACAGGTGGTGGTGGATCTGGTGCAACTGCAGAAGTAACCGTTAATGGTTCTCTGTTTAGCATTGAAGTTACCAACGGTGGTTCTGGTTACCAAACTCAACCCCTGGTATCTGTTGTGGGTGGTGGTGGCATCGGTGCTACAGCACAAGCAGTTATCACTGGTGGAAGAGTAAGTCGTGTTCTGGTTGAACAACCTGGAACTGGGTATACCTCTCAACCGATCATCTCCATCACTGGTGGTGGCGGTCAGGGTGCTACTGCAACCGCTAGTGTTCGTGGTCCTATCTCTGCAGTAAGCCTCACCAATGCTGGTTCTGGTTATACCGACCTTCCGACCATTAAGTTGAACTCTGGTTCTGGTGCTCTTGCACAACCAATCGTTATCAATGGTCGCATTGTCTCTATCGCTATCATTAACTCTGGTAGTGGATATACAACTGCACCCAACGTCGTCATCAATGGTGATGGTTTCGGTGCTATTGCAAAGGCAGTTATTGGCACCATTGGTGAAGATAAGGGTAAGGTTATTAGCATCCAAATCCTCAACAAAGGTATTAACTACACTCAAGGCAATACAACTATTCGTCTGAATGCAGTTGGTGAGTTTGCACAGTTCTCCCCCAACGTTTTCCAGTGGACAAAGAACTTGCATTACGATCTGGCAGACAAATATGACTTTGCTAGAGGTTATGTCTTCACTGGATACAACAACCAGTTTGGTGGTGAGTATGCTCACCTCGTTGACCCCAAAGAACTGCGTTATGTGGTTGGTGACAACGTATTCCTGGATCCTGCAACAAATACATTCCAAGAACAGACTGCTAACAATGAGCACTCCCCGATTCTTGGTTGGGCGTATGATGGCAACCCGATTTACGGTCCTTATGGATATATTGATCCCACAGACCAAAATAGTGGTCTTAGAAGACTGCGTTCTTCCTATCGTCAGAAGACTGCACTGGTTTATGAGGTAGATTCCAATCCGAATCCGACTCGTGGTGATGGTCCTCCACTGAGTCAGTATCCTGCAGGTACATTCATTGATGACTATGAATATGCCTTCCAACTGGGCGATCTGGACCCCTACAACGGTCGTTTCTGTAAGACACCAGAGTATCCCGATGGTACCTATGCATATTTTGTAACTATTGACGAGTCTGACGCTGGTCAAGCAGTATTCCCCTACATTCTGGGTCCTGAGTTCTATTCTCAACCCGATCAGTGGAATATGAGTCAGAATGCGACTCAGGATAATATTCCTTCCGATGTTGTCCGTTTCCGCGATCCGTTCACTGAAGTTGATATCGATGTTGACCGTCAACCCAACAGAGAACCAGATATTCTGACTACAGAACTTGAGGCATACCCTCTGGTTCTGGAAATCCAAGATACCAATGGTGATGGCATCATTGACTCCAATGAACAGTTGGAAGTCATTGAACTGTCCGAAGAATCGACTCTGCAAATCTACGATTACTTCCCGACCGTTTCTGACGAGTCTAGAGTTGACATTGAAGTCGAAACTATCACTAAGTTCGAGTCTGCTCAGATTGACGGATTCGTTATCGAGAACCCTGGTGTTTCTTATCAGGTAGATGACGTTATCTTCTTCAATAACGAGGGATCTGGTGGTTTTGGTGCTTCTGCTGCGGTTTCTGCCGTGGAAGGTCTCACTATCCTCGGATATCAAAAAGTCATCGAGAACGACATTGTATACGGTAAGATTACCACCGATGGCAACCATGAACTGTATGTTGGCGATGAAGTAATCGTCAGATCTGCAGTTATCCCCGATAATACCAACAAGACATACTATACAAAGGTTGTTTCTGGTATTGAGGATATTGTCATTGATCAGGAGGGTGTTGGTTACAACGAATCGATTCCTCCGTCATATGAACTGATCACGACCTCTGGTAAGGACGCTGTATTCAATATCAACGTTACCCAGACTGGTCAGATCACTGATACTCAAATCAAAATCGTCAACTCTGGTAACAGCTACGATCCTGAGAATCCTCCCCAAGTTCGCGTTTCTCACCCCCAAATCTTCAAGAAAACTCGTTACTATGCTGGCGAGTACAGAGAAACCACTCAGAGTGAAGAAACCCTTGGCGTATTCAACGTCAATCACTCTCTGACAAGTTCCCTCCGCTATGTCTACGTTTGTGGTTCTGTCACCAAACCTGATGGCACAACTGGTGCCTGGATTGCCAAGTTTAGCGATGTTGGTGATCTGATCTGGGATCGCACTCTTGAAACCAACGATGGTAACGTCAAGACTGCTCGCTTCAAGCAAATGTACCTTGATGAGCGTGCAGAAAACGACATCATCTATGTTGTTGGTGAAACAGAGTATGACAATGCTAATAACAGACCCGATATTCTCCTTGTCAAGTATGAGTCTGCATTTGACAATGCAAACCAACCTGAAGGGCAAGTAAGATATCAGAAAGAGATTTCTGGCGTCTCTGGTACAACTCGTCGCGATTATGCGATGGGTGTTACTCTTGGCGAAGAAGAAAGAGTATACCTCTGCGGTTATACCGATACTAACTCACCTGACCCCGATGACATGTGGGTCATTCAGATGAATGAAGACGGTGAGATGAGAGAGAAGCGTAAGTTCTCCTCTTCTGGTGATGATGAGCGTATGCACCAGATCATGCATCTTGGTGACGCTAGATATCTGTTTGTCGGCATGAACATGTCCGACTATTACATCATCATTGGTGAGTTCTTCTTTGATGGTAACAACATTGAACTCTCTTACGCTAAGAACATCAATATCTCTGGTGGTAGACCGCAGAATCCTCGGTTCACCATGGATAGCTACAATGATGTATATCTGACCTTTGATATCTTCAACAATGCCCTCCAGAAGAACTCTGCTGTTGGTATTGCTAGACTGGGTGTTGATCAAATCAATGCTAACGAACCCGTTTGGTCTTGGTATAAGACACTTGCTCCTAGCACCCAGTTCGTTTCTATCAAGAATGCTGACATCAAGATTGATATTTTTGGCAATGTGACTCTGGTTACAGATACCAAGTATGCTGAGAATGTAAGAAAGGTTGCTGCACACTACATCAAGTTTGATGGCACCATTCTTAAGCAAAGCACGATTGAAGATGTTGACACTGTTGGTGTACAGGCAACAACCCACTCGGTTGATGATTCTGGCGACCTGATCATCTTTGGTCAGAAGCAAAAGTCCGATCAGGTGGCAGCATATCGTTTTGATGGTTCTGAGGGTACTGGTGGATTTATTTCTGCCATTAACAACGTTACTGGCATTACTGCAACTCGCGGTGCTGGTGTTGGTAGTCTTGGATCTATCTCTTCTGCTCAGCAGATTAGAGCGACAAACATTGGTACACTGACAACTTCCACTGCTGTCAATGTTCTTCGTGCAGGTAAGATTTCTACCGTTGGTGGATTTAGTTCTGCAGATGTTGTTCGTGCAGGTACCGTTATTGCCCTCGACAACTTCAGTGGTGCTGAGGCAAGACGTGGTGGTGCAGTTAACGCTGTTAATAACCTCTCTGCTGCAGATGCAAGACGTGGTGGTGTTATCGCATCCGTGAATAGCATCAGTGGTGCAGACCAAGCAAGAGGTGGTCGCGTCACCCTGATGGCAAACATCTCTGCTGCTAATGCTCTCCGTGGTGGTAATATCCTCGGTGTTGGTAACGTGAGTGCTGCCAATCCTTCCAGAGTTGCTGGAACATATACAAACGTATCTTACACAACATCTGGATCTGGTACTGGTGCAAACTTCGACATTACTGTTAATGGATCTGGTGCTGGTATCATTACCGTTACTGGTGGCGGTATTTCGTTTGCGATCAATGAAACAATCACTGTTCAGGACTCCCAACTGGGTGGCGGTGGTGCACCTGCACTGACGTTCCAAGTCAACGCTATTGGTGGTTTCAACTACATTAACGTCCCCGCAACTAGCACCGATCTAAACAGCACTGGTTCTGGTGCCACTTTCGATGTAGGCATCTCCTCGACTGGTGACGTTTCCTTGACAGTTAATCAGGGTGGTATTGGTTACTACAACGGAGAGACCTTGACGATTTCCGATAGCAATATCGGTGCCTCTGGTGCTCCCGACCCAACATTTGATGTTGCTGGTGTTGGTGGATTTACTTATACCAACGTTGCTAGCACAAACAATGGGGTTGGCGTAAATGCAACATTTAATGTCACCATCGATGGTGTTGGTGCAGCTACCGTTGTACAG